TACAACTTCCCAATCACCATCTGTTAGTTGTCCTGCAGCTTCTGTTATTACGTCTATATCTTCAGGACTATCTTGTATTAGAGCTGTCCATTCTTCTAATGAAGTTGCTGCTCCATATTTTTCGGGGTTTAGTTTCTGTGAATAAACATATGCAAAGTATGGAAAAAGTTCTTTTTTCTTATCTTCATTCATGTTCAGAGCACCCCCTAGTTGGAATGACTTTAATTTGTCATATCCAACTAGTTGTGTTTTCGTTTGTTTACTCATTTGTTTCTGTATTAGCAGCCTTAGTTCCTACTGGACCTAAAGCTTTTGATTCAATAAATTTTTGTAAATATTTAGGTGCAAAAGCTCCAATTAATCATATCACATTTATTGTTATAAACCCTTGATTGATTTCAAATTCGGGCAAATTTATAAATAGATGATTGAAATAAATTAGCATTCCTAATACAACTACTTGCATTATTCTTGCGGAACTCTGCACTCCGGGTGCTTCTTCTCAAAAATAGGTTTTTATTCTCATGTTATTTATTTTAATATAGTTTTTCCTCTATACATTATAGGACCACTCTTATTAATAGATGAAGAATATCCTGTCCTAAATATAATTTGATTACTATAAGAAGTTCCAGCTTCATTTATAGAGTATGCTCTTAAATAATATATTGTTGATGATTTTAGTCCAGATAAATTAAATGAAAACGATTGTAGTCCAGAACCGAGTGGTACTTTATAAGATGATACTGTAGGATTAGTTGTTAATCCATAGCATATACCTTTTTCAGTAATTGTTCCTCCACCATCTGATATAATAGATCCTTCTATTAAAACAGTTTGTGATGTAATATTAGTTGGATTAGTTAAGGACACTGAAGCTAAAACAGCAGGAGTTTCAATAACATATTCGTAAGCTCCAATATCTGGCGCATCATATAAATAAGGCAATCCAATATCTCTACCAGCATCAATAGCAGGACTTAAAGTCTGTAATTTAAAATTTGATGTGGAAATAAATAATGGATTAACCTTTAGAGTGTTAGATGTGATAATATTTGTTGGCACAATTCCTCACCATTTTGGATCATTTGAATTTCCATTCTGATAAGAAACATTATTCTGAATGTAGAGACTATCAATAGTCCCTGTTAAGAATCCGCCATCTGTCATAATTGGACTGTTATCAAATCCTATATAAATGTTATTGATTATTTTATATACATCTACTGTAGAATTTCTTACAGGTAGGTTAATAGCAACTAATTGAGATCTTGTAGCTAATGTAGATGCTACAATTGTATTATTATAGATATTAATATCTCTAAATACTCCACCATCGCCCATCCACGTTATTCCTCAACCATTAGCACCAGTGGCATCACGGCCAATATTAGTCATTTGATTGCGCTGAATTGTTACACGTTTAAATTGAGACTGGATACCAGAAGTTACTTTCATAAAACTTATAGCCCTTGTCATATAATTAAAAGTGTTATCTTCAATAATTACATCACTCAAGCTCATTGAACTATTTGTTGCATAATTCTCAAGATAGATTCCATCTTGTCATCGTGCTGATTGAGACTCATGACCTAATGTATTGTGATGAATTCAAAGTGAATACGGATATACTCCTTTATAACACATACTACCTGCAAAGTCCATTACACCTTGTATTCTATTTGAGTCAATTTGTAATCCTCCAAGGTTATGATTATATTCAATAGCAAATGCTCATTTACTACCATCATCATGGCCTTTTACTAGAAAAGTACATTGAGATATTCTGACATTTTTCATCCTGGATCCTTTTACAAGAAACCCAGCACTATCACCTGGTATATA